TCGCCCTAGATATGAGACTGCAGATACGCTAGCTCAGGAGGAGTCATTCAAATCTCTGTTTGAGCAATCATTCCCAGAGGTAGAACTTCGGAAGATGCCGATTCAATATCGGATTGATTTCGCAGTACTTGATAAGAAGGAAGAGCGAATCATTGGGATGGTTGAGTATCGTACAAGGCGTTACACGAAGAGAAAGATGGATGAGCTTGGTGGAGTAAAAATCTCGTTAATGAAGATCCTGACTGGGATTGAGATGTCAGAGAAGATGGGGATTCCGGTTCAAGTTTTCTTCAGTTTCATGGACAGTCCAACAGGTGAGTTTCATCGCTTTTTGATGACTCGTGAGAATTATGATCGTTGCAAGACGGGCTGGATGAATTTCAAAGGGAGGAATGATCCGCAGGACTGTGAGCCAGTGGTTGTGATTCCTGTTGATGTTCTTGACTATAAGTCACTGAGATATTGACTTTACTTTACAATCTGTAATACATTAGTATTATTAAATCATACGAAAGGTTACAAATGAACACGAAGGACACAAACAAGTCTCATCCTCTTTTACTAGATGAGGCTGCAGCGGCAGAGCGATTATCCTTGAGCAGACATTGTCTGAAGTCATGGCGAGGTAAGAGAGAGAAGGGCTTAGAAGCGCCTTCTCTCCCTTACATTCGCTTAGGCAAGTCGATCAGATATCGGATTGAGGACTTGGATGCATTCCTTCGGGACAATGTCCAAGTTGGCTAAGAGTATTTAACGTAACATGGTATATTCAGTTTATAAAGTCACCAACCTTGAGAACGGCAAGCTGTATATAGGCTATACAAGCAAACCCGTTCTTGAGAGGTGGAAGGCTCATGTAAATGAGTCAAGGTCTGGCAGAAAACGCAGAGCAATCCATAATGCAATCAGTAAGTATGGAGAGCAGTCTTTTTCAGTTGAGCCGATATATCAATCTCTAGATCAAGAAGATGCTCTTGAGAAGGAGGTTTACTTTATCTCTGAGTTTCAGACCTTGACATCTCAAGGAGGGTATAATCTTTCAACCGGAGGAACATCTGGTCAGCACTCAGAGGAAACCAAGAAGAAAATCGGGGATTTATTTCGTGGTGAGAAAGGATCTTGGTATGGCAAGGTTGGGCCGAACAAGGGGAGAAAGTTCAGTGAAGAGAGCATAAGAAAGAGTGCTTTAGCAAGAAGAGGATTGAAGCGTTCCGAAGAGGAAAAGAAGAAAACTAGAGATTCTCACAGGAAGCATAATGAGTTAAATCAGCCAGAAAACCTGAGAATGATAGAGAGCTTTCGCAGGGATGAGCGACTGGGTTGGCATAAAATTGCCAAAAGGATAAATGAATTAGGAGTTCCGACAGCAAGGGGTGGTCTTTGGACTAATGCTACTATCAAGAGGGTTTACAAGTCAGCATGTTTGGATGGTCTTGCAGATCCATCTTTGATTGTTCTGGATAGGAGCGATGAGATGTTAAAGTGTCCTCACTGTGGTGCTGAAGGTAAGGTTCAAGGGATGAATAGGCGGCACATGGATAACTGCAAGCAGAAGGTATAATGGAAATCACCTTAACTCCTCCTCAGTCTGAAGTCTTTATGAACCCAAGTCGCTTTAAGGTTATTGCGGCAGGCAGGAGATGGGGCAAAACGGTGGTTTCAATTTACTCCTTAATTGATGCCGCTGCGATTCCAGATTCTAACGTATGGTACGTCACATCATCTTACCGTGCCTGTAAGATGATTGCTTGGGAGCCGCTGAAAGAGTTAGTGATTGGCTCTGGCTGGGCTGACAGGATCAACGAGTCGGATTTGTCGATTAAGCTTAAGAATAGATCCAGAATTGTTTTAAGAGGAGCCGATAATTACGATAGTTTGCGAGGGACTAGTATTCACAGGCTGGTATTAGACGAGTGTGCCTTTCTAGACCAGAGGGTATTCACTCAAGCGTTACGCCCTACCCTGTCCGATTCTGGTGGAGGTGCAATCTTCATCTCTTCACCCACAGGTCGGGACTGGTTTTATGACCTTTGGCTGAAGGGGCAGGATGGGCCACATAAGGAAGAGGGGTGGAAGTCTTGGCAGTATACAACTCTGGAGGGAGGCAATGTACCTAAGGAAGAGGTTGAGGCTGCAAGGAGAGATCTAGATGAGAAGACCTTCAATCAAGAGTACAACGCTGCTTTTGTAGACTATCATGGGCTGGTTTATTACAACTATGATCGAGTCACTAGCGTTAGGGATCAAAAATATAATAAAAACAGAACCTTATACCTAGGTTTGGACTTTAATATTTCGCCGATGTGTGCAGTGATTGCTCAAAAAGAAGGCGATGAGATGTTCATCATAGACGAGATCGTTCTATACTCGTCTAATACAGACGAAATGGCTGATGAAATACGAAGCAGGTATCCAGTAGAGAATTGTATTATTTATCCTGATCCAGCTTCCAAACAACGTAAGACTTCAGCAGGCGGAAAAACTGATTATAGCATTCTCCAGAATTATGGATTCAGGGTAAGAGTGAGAAACTCTCATCCATTTGTGAGAGACAGAATCAATGCTGTTAACTCAAGGCTGAAGAACTCAGATGGTGAGAGAAAACTCTTTATACACTCTAAATGCAGGTATCTATTAGAGTCATTAGAGAAGATGTCTTATAAGGAAGGCACATCAATCCCTGAAAAGGGGAAGTATGACCATGCGACAGACGCACTAGGCTATCTTTGTGAATACCTGCACCCTGTCCGCAGGACAGGTGGGCCGATCAGCACAATGCGTTTGTCTGGTCTTTAATATCAATCTTCATATCGGTGGTACATGGGAGGTTTTGCTGGCAACCAGTTGATTGAAACGGAACGAGGAGTCCAAAAACTGTCTAAGATTGACCCAGATGGTCTGGTGAAAGCTCTTAACGGTAAATGGGTTGACTACTTCTACTCAAGGAAGGTTGGCGAGAGTGAGACTATGGTCTTTGATCTGGAGTCTGGCAATACCATTGAGTGCGTTCCTGACCAAAGGATTCTCACAGTTCATGGCTTCGCTCATGCTAAGTTTCTGAGGATTGGAGAGTACCTTGCTGGTGAAAACGTAAACTACAAGCCACCGAAACCTTCTGAGCGAGAGGTGAGAGAAGATGTAGATGATTTATACGAAGATCTACCTGTTAAGGTTAAAGAGCATTTATGTGTGGACAAAGTGCTGCGAGTAAGGAAGGATAAGCTCGTAAAGGATATCTACTCATTATATGTTCCTCGCTGGCACTCGTTCCAACTGAACTCTACTATTGTGGTCAGCAACTGTGATGAGCTTAACGTAACAAGGTTGTACGGTTAGAATCAAATGGACGGTTTCACTTACTTCTTCAATGATCCGGGGACTTTCAGGGTCAAGATTGGTAAGACTGAAGTAAGCACTTCTTCTAGGCTAAGCCAGTTAAATTCGGAGAGGACGCTTGCTCCGACAGAATACCGTGAACTGCATTCTGTCGAGAGCAGCGACTGTCATGGACTTGAGAAGATCCTGCATAATGTTTTTGATGGCAGCAGGAAACGAGGGGAGTGGTTCGAGTTGGATCTTCCAGAGATCATCTTGCTCTGTAAGATGAATACCGATCATGCTGAGAAGATCTTGGAATTAGGGAAGTGCAGCCTTGCTGAGATTTCTGACGTTATCAATGGTGACATTGCCGAAACTATCATTGAGCCGAAGAAGACTGTGAGCAAGAAGGGCCGACTGGAAAGGCTGAACGCAAAGGCAGATAGAAGGCTAAAGAATATAAAGATTGGATTTTCAGATGGCACTGGTCTGAAGAGCATAAGGAACACTCGTGGCGAGTCATGTTAGAGAGCAGATTGAGCGGCTGGAGAAGCTTAATGGTTCTAATTAGTTTAACTTATTATTTACGAATCACATGAATGCATTAGATGAGGCGAGGCTTGTCATGGATGGACTTAAAGGATCTAAACTGAGTAGATCATCTATAAAGCTGGAAGAGGGATATTTATATCTAATGACAGAGACAGGCCGCAAGTACACGAAGATTGGCATCAGCATTGACCCAAATCGAAGGCGGAGTGAGTTGGACAAGCCCAGAACGAAGATGCCTTATGACGTACATTTGCTGAGGAAGGTTAAGGTTGCTGATTACAAGATGACTGAGAAGGTTCTACATGCCATTTACAAGGACTATCGTATTGAGGATGGAGGTGAGTGGTTCGATTTAGACCCGCTTGAGGTCACCTGTTTAATGCTACTGAGTCAGCAACAGCTAGAGGACGTAACGAATGGCAAGGTAAAGACAGGAATGAAGGGGTCTCTCAGAGGTTTGCTCGGTGGTTTCATGGATTTTCTGGAGAACCCGACAAGCAGTTACGAGGAGAAGGAAGTAAGTAGGCAGGCGAAGGTTATTAATGATTTGTCTAGATTGGTTGACCAGCTTAGAGATGAGAAGACGGAGCTTGAGAAAGAGATGTCTCGTTTGAAGATTGAGGGAATCACGGGGATGAAGAAGACAGAAGACAAGGTGAGAGCGGCATTGCGCTCTCTGAAGACTGTTTGAAGTAGTAACGTAAACTTGCATTTAGGAGGTGTTTTGAGTGACACGGGAATCAAGAGAGTCATTTCGCATTTCAAGTATACGCTTCAGGCTGGCATTGAGACGGACATGGGTGGCTTTGACAAATCGGATGAGGACTGGCAGACGTTGGTTGGGCTATACCTGCAAAGCCAGCTTACTGAACTGGAGGAGATGGATGAGGAGACACTCAGAAGAGAGCTACACTTCTTCTTATCAAGACCAACAGCAAAAATCCAAGGACTGATTTTGTGAACACATTCAAGCCACTAAAGAGAATAGAGGTTTGTACAGAGTGTGGCTCGGA